TCTAATTTAAATGATGTTAGTGTTAAGATGGTATATACTCTTGACAATGCTAACACGATGGGAACTGGAATCACTGTTTCTAAAATAGGAGGAACAGTGACGACATTTCAATTAGACCATAGCACATCTTCGGCATCTAAATTAAATGTTTTGATTGGAGGCGTTGTTCAGCCAATAGAATTCAATGATAACACCCTGTCGGCAAGCGCAACGGATGTTATTACATTGACGGTTACAGAATGTAAGAATAAATATATATTCTCTGCTGAGGTGCTTCATTCAGGCGTAAGAACAGAGCAAACAGTAACGTATACAGCACCGCTATATGTAGATACTCAAATTTCAGGGCAGACAGTTTTTGGAATTGCAAATTTAGGAGGAAGTCAAAGTATAAATTCATTTAATGTATATGGCGAAACACAAGTTGGTTTGGATCTTATTGTTGTTGGAGACTCGTATTTACAAGGATTCAATAGTCCAGACAATAATAACACGCTTGCTTCTTTAATAGAAGCTAGAACATATTCACGCGTTGGAACTTGGGCGAAAATTGGGAATACTACTCAGAATTTAATTGATTCACAAGCAGAATTGTTATCACTTGCTCCTAAAAATGTTTATATAAATATTGGTGCAAACGACATGGGTGGCACTCCAAGTGTTGTATTCTCTTCCCTGCAAACATTTGTCGCAACCCTTCAAGCGGCAGGTATAAATGTAGTGATAGGCAAGGTTTATCCAAGGGCAACTGGATTTGCAAACACTGTAACATTTAACGGGCTAATTGATGCTACATATAGCAGCTCAATGATAGTTGATATGTTTACTCCTTTAGTCAACTCCGCAGGCACGAGCTACAACTCCAAATATGGCAATGGTGTTCATTTAAATATTGAAGGAGAGAGAGTGTATATTGATGTTGTTTGGAATAAATTGAAAACATTTCTGATTCCTAAAAATTCGTACGAATCGGAGTCAAATTATTTTAATAAAAGATATTCAAGTTGCACGCAACTTGGATATAGCAATGTGATAAATTCTACAAACCCAACGTTTTTAAATCCAACAGGTGCGATAAATTCAACACAGACAGTAATACCTTTCGCTGTCAATCCGTACACTTTTGGATTTAGAAAAGGGATTGCAATTATTAAATATTCAACACAAAATGAATATATAAACATTACTGGTATAGATGAAATTGCTAATACGATTACTGTTGATAGAGCGCAATTAGGCTCGACAAATTTGGCTACAGCGGGCACTCCTGGAATTCAAATGGTAACATATATGAATTCAACTTCAACGCAAGGCCCTGTACATTCGATCGAACAAGGAAACATGAGCGTATTTGCTGGTGGATCACTAGGGACATTTCAAAACACACACACATTTTATACAACAGGGGGCGGTAGCAATGGATTGGCTGTTATAAATCCAGCAACCAATGGTAGCGCATTCTCTTTAATTTCAAGACAATCAACGTCTGCTAATGCAGCATTGCGTTTCATGACGGGGACGGCAAATACATATGACATCATTTGCCAAGGATCTGCCGACTTAAGTATTGGTAGAGCTTCACAGACAGATCTTTATTTAACAGGTGGAATGTTTGGATTTGGAACGATACCATCGGGGGCTTATGTTAATATTAAAGAGGGAAATTCAACTATAGCACCATTAAGACTTACTGGATGTTCGTTAGCGTTAAGTGCAGCTTCTGGTAACGGCTCGCAAGCAACATTTACCTTTGCTGTTACGCAACCTGTAGCGCCTTTCAAAGCAAACTCATTAATTACTATTGCAGGATGTACACCAACTGGCTATAACAATCAATACTTCGTTGTATCATGCACTACAACACAAGTTGTGGTTGGCAGCACAACAACTGGGTCTTTAACAGTTAACGGTGTCATTACACAGGGCGCACAAACAAGTACTTTAATACCTGGCACTATAGAGGTGTCTGCTAGTGGCGATAGGATAACTCACGTTCCTTTTGGCGCAACATTTGCAAGACAATCTATTGCATACCTTTCCGACATTAAACAACAAGTTATCGGAGGGCAATACACAGGTACAGGAACCGCAACAACAACGTACACAGTAACAATACCAACGCAAGCGAATACAACGTACAAGGTAAACGTAGAACCTACCAACGCATTAACAGCGGTTATGCAATACGCAACAAATAAAACAACAACTTCATTTGATGTAACATTTGTAACGGCCTTGACTGGTGCGGTTGCTTTCGATTGGACTCTAGTACCTTAATTTAAGAATCATGAACAAAATGTATAATCTTTGGAAAACATTAGTCGGTACAATACAAGGAATGAACAATGAAGGTAGTTCTAAAAGAGCTACCGCACTTGGATTCTATATTCTATCTGCTATAATGGTAATTACGTATTCTTCTTGCTATCTTTATGTAGTGATAACGAACAATAATACAGCAATGGGTCTTACAGTAATAAATCAGAAAGTTATTATTCTTAGTATTGTTGTTGGTACGCTAACGGCGGCACTTGGATTGACTTCTTATGAAAAGAAAGTAGAGGCAAAAAAAGAAGTAGATTTGAATTGTGATAAAATAAACGAAGTAAAATAATGCCGCATAGATTATTCCAAAATTTATCAACAGATGATGTTTTCGGGGGGGTAGGGACGGGAACATTTGTAGCCTTAAAATTATTATTCTTCAGTGAAGCAACGTACCACTTTACCCTAGTTTCGTTTGATGCTTTCTTAGGTGGTGCAATTGGTTTGGTCGTGGTGCACTACGGGAAAAAGGTATTGAAAAGCTTCGATGAATGGGTTGCAATTAAATTTAAAAAAGAAAAGGAATGATTACAAGTCAAAAAGGTGAATGCTTTATTAAGTCATTCGAAAAGTTGTCGTTGCATCCTTACTTAGATGCTATTGGTGTGGCTACTATCGGGTGGGGTAATACAACTTATGAAGACGGTACAAAAGTAAATATTGCAGATGCGCCTATAACTCCAGCTCGTGCTGACAGATTATTTTATTCTATTCGTACAAAATTAGAAAACGAAGTGAATAAAATACTTAAGAATAAAGGGCTTTCACAACACCAATACGATGCGATAATCTCATTTACGTACAATTGTGGTATTGGAAATTTAAGAGGTCATACACTCATTAAAAAGGTTAATTTGAATGAGAATGATTTAACCATACCTGACGAATTTCATAAATGGGTAAATGCAGGAGGTAAACCGCTAGACGGCTTAATTGATAGAAGAAATAAAGAAGCCGATATTTATTCAAAAGGAATTTATGTAAACCATAATTAGTATGATAAATATATTTAGTTTGGTCGATTGGAATTTAGTGTTAAGATGCTTCAATATTGCATTCCTATTGTTCTTGGCTGGCGTGTTTGACGGCAAAATGGATTACATTAAATTATACAGCTTAGACCGAACAACATGGGTTAACAAGTATGCAAAAGGAGAAATACCATATATAAAGAAATGGTATTACTTTGGATTACACACACCTAAATATGCAGAAGCATTTGCATTTTCTTCAACTGTATTGGTTTCATTTACCGATAAATGGCATCTTTATAAATTATTGTCATTTGGCTTTTTAGAACTTGCTATAATGTTCATATTTGTACCATACTCCCATTTGCATTGGTGGTACGTCCCTCTAGGCATACTATTACTAAAGGCTTGCAGGGGCTTAGGTTTTACTTTAATTTACGATAAGAAAGCATGAAGACACTTATATACCCACTTTACAATTCAATAAGTGAGTCGTACGGTGATGCAACACTGAATTTAGAAGAAAAACAATTACAAGAAAAGTATTTAAAAATATTAAAAAATATCATGGTAAAGACAAATGCGGTAATTCAATTTATGGTTAAGAATCCAGAAAATGGCAAATTTTATGTTTATGAAAAAGAACTAGATTTTATTCCTTCAGTTGGATTGGATATACAAAAACCAATTAGTAATAAAATACATCGTGTCAGACATGATGGAGAAAGATATATTGCACAAATCGAAGCTGTTTTAGAACCTACAGACATGGCAAATTTTGATTATTATGCTAAAAATGGATTTACTGAAATTAAGGTTTTCAACTTGTAAGTATAACTAATGAAAACTATAAACTATATACTTGGTGTTGCGTTGGCAATTATGCTAATATACTTGGTCATACCTCAGTCATGCAGTAAAAAGCTTGATAGATTAGAAGCAAAGTCTAGTAAATCGCTGGTGATTGATTCCATTATTTCAGATCAAACAAGAAAGCATAATGCCGTTTTAGATTCGATTATTTATGTAAAAAAGAAAACCGACTCGATTCAGAAGGTAAATATTTCAGTTCTTCAAAGTAAATACAATGCACTACGGTTAATTGTAAAGCAACTTAAACCTGCAACAATAGATTCATTAACTAAAGTTGTTAACGGTGTTCCTGTTGAAGCCTATAACGCTTCAATCAACTCTGGTGTGATGTGTGATGAATTAATTGCGGATAAAGATGAATCATTAAACCGGAAAGACTCGATAATCTCAATGCGTGAAATTCAAATAGTGAATGACAATAAAGAAATTGAAGCCAAAGAGCAAGCTATACAGGATTTAATAAGTTTGGACGATCAGAAAACAAAGAAGCTAAAACACGCCAAGTCTTTGAATAAAAAGATACCTTTAATTGCAGGAATTGCAGCAGGGTTAGGGTTCTTATTAGCTATCTTTGCATTAAAATAATTTACAAGCCATAAGTTGACACGGAGGTTTTGTTTATGAAATACCATTCTTAATCGAGTGGTATTTTTTTTGTTGCTGTTATTATTTTGAAGTAGTTTTAAATCTAATTGGCTTCAAAAGAAAATAAACAAAGAACACTTGTCAGTCAATAAAGAAACAAAAGAAAAAGCCCCCTGAAAAACAATATTGCCCGACTAGGTTATCAAATGAGCCTAATCAATTTACCTGATCCAATATTCGATTAAATAAAGTTTATGCTTCGTTTATTTCTAAATGCAAAAAGCCTGAATGTAGGACTAGTACATTACAGGCTTTAGGTTTGTCTTTCGAGCAAGAAAGATTTTTTAATGCTTTGTCCGTTCTAGTCCAACGATTATATGCAAATATATAAATTTATTATTCAACTACAAATTTATTTACGGTAGTATTTGTTTTATGTTTTCATCCGTATTCAATTCGCTCATTAAAACACCTTTCTTAGCCTCGTCTAAAACGATATTTAAAGCTTTGGTTAGTATTTTTGGATGTATCATTTCCGCATCATCACCCATTCTCCACGACTGGTAGTACTCTATTGTTGCAATTGCTTCGTCATTAGGTAATCTTTCAAATTGTCCCATTGTTTTTTATATTAATTATTTAACTATCTATTTATTCAATTAAATCATTCGTTAAAATCTATGTAAATGAGGTTGGAATCGAACCAACATGCAATTATTTACGCTTAGCTAACACTCTTTACGAGGACAATAGTTAATTATTAATGCGTAATTTGTTTGGTGGGATCAGATTACCTGTTTACTTAGCTTATATACACTGCTTCACGGCACACCAATTGCTTTACTATATAACCATTTCCATTCTGGCACTCATTCAAATATCATTTTTGATTTAATTACTCTACAAATATACACAAGTACTTTGTAATTACAAATAAATTACTAACTTTGTTAAAAATAAATTACGTACCAAATGGAAACTAAAAGACAATACAATCAAAGCACTATTGAAGAAAAGAAAAAACACGCTATTATATTAGCGAAATTAAAAGTTAGAATGAATGCAATAGGAATGAGTCGATACGCTAAAGAATTTCCTGATTATGATTCATACTATTTAGGCAATGTTATGAACGGAAAGATTGTCAATTTTGAGTTTCTTGACATTTTAGAAAAAAAGATTAAGGTTATTGAAAAACTTTCTCGTACTAAATCAGATAGTTAGATATTTGTTTAAATTAATCTTAGTAATTTGTTTGTATATTAAATAGTAATTGCATACCTTTGATTCATCAATAACGAAAACAAAAGCATTATGAAATACTTTCCTATAATTAACCTTTTATCTATTATAATTATGGCTTACTGGCTATTTAAAGACTGCAAATTCAAACCTTGGTTTAGAAAAGCAAAAAACAGATTTGTAGATTTCTTTTGCAATTGGACTGAAAGAATTAATAGTGATTACGAATTATTTTAAACTTATAAATTTATGAAAAAAGTCAGACAGGCAATGCCGAAACGCTTTATCGGTAAATTTTCAGATTTTCAAAAACTAATAAAATCAAGATTATGAATGAAATAACGACAGAACTAAATGATGCGCTGACAAAAGTTAAAGCTCTATCATATTTGAAATATGAGATTTCAGAAGATTTGTCGATTGAGGTTATGAGACTAATTTATTTTTATAACGAAGAGTTAAAAATATACAATAAGAGGACGATCAAATGAAAAATTCTATGGAAAACAATAACGACTTATACATTAAGTTTCTTGAGGAAAAGGTTAATAAGTTAGAGCGCAAAGACCGCCTTTCAACTTACATTTACCCTCACAATGCGTGGATACGTGAAGAAGTTATTACATTCTGTTACGATGAAAGCCATCGTAAGTCAATAGGAGACAATGACAAGATGGTTTTTACATTAAAGACACTATCACTAATTAAGTTTAAAGCTTTCCTTAAATTTAACGCTAAATACCTTAATCTTTACCCGTGGGTATGTATGGAAGGTGGCGAAGGGTATTATAGTAACGTAATTGATAGAGAACTTTATAACCAATGCTTTACAATTCGACTTTCAGAATGCCTTCATAAATGGATTGAATCTGATAACGAATTAAAGCTGTCATTAATGACAGATACAAAAAAAGAATTTCACGAACGAAATAGATAATCATGGAAAAGTCAGAATCAATTAAGAATTTAGCAATAGCACTTTGTAAGTTTCAAGGTACAGTCGAAACAATTGTAAAGACAGCAACAAATCCATTCTTTAAGTCAAAATACGCTAATCTTGCGGACATATTAGATGTAATTCGTGAACCTTTGCAATTAAACGGACTTTCATTTGTTCAATTTCCAGAGGGAGAAAGCGGACTAACTACAATGTTAATGCACGAATCTGGAGAACACATAACAGCTACATATATTATGAAGCCTGTTAAAAACGATCCACAAGGTCAAGGTTCTGCTATTACATATCAAAGACGTTATGCGCTTGGAGCAATATTAGGGCTTAACATAGACGACGACGACGACGGGAACCAATCAAGTAAACAGGCCGCACCAAAAGCAAATACACAGGCTTCGCAATCCAATAAAGAGGAATTAACGCCAAATCATCCAAAATGGAAAGGGGCTATACAGGCATTAATTAATTCAACAACAACAATATCAAAGATTAGAACAGTGTTTGTTTTAAGCCAAAATAATGAAGAACTTTTAATTGCGGAGGCTGCGAAATAATGGCACTAGATTTAATGTTACCCGTAATAATGACATCTTACCGACCTAGGGTAGATAAGAGTTGTAGCATAACATTTAGCACCTTAGAACTTGATGTAAATAAAATGGGTTTGCTTTTTTCTTTACAGGGAAAAATGGGAGCACTTGTATTTAAAGCAGAAAGTGACCTAACAAAGAATGAGATTTTAATGTGTGAAAACATGGAAATTGAATTGGGTGGAAAGACTAAAAGCGAACGCCTAAGAAACGTTTTATTTCGTAACTGGGAACTTGAAAACAAAGATCATGCAACATTTGACAATTATTATGCTTCTGAAATGGAAATAATAATAGTCCATTATAAAGGCAAATTATCTTAAAAACATTGAGAGGGCAATACAAGCAGATGGTCTGTATGTATAACTTAAAAACATAGCTGTATTGAAAAGTTTATAGCCCTCTCATTAATTAAAAATTATGAAAGTAAAAGAATTTATAAAAGGACATTTGTTCGGGTTTGCTATTGTAATACTCTTCATTGTGTTGATATATCAGACGGTAATGTTTGTTCTTAAAAGTAATAACCTAATCTAAAATAATGGCAAAATTTAATTTAAAAGAGTTCATGTACGAGGATTTCAAAAAGTCAATTCGGAAGCAGTGCTATACCACATAGGCGAATACTACCACTATCCGAAGTGTAAAAATCAATTCAAGCTTATTGAAAATCGGGCATTTGTATTTGTATTCGAGTGTGGCCATTGGTGTACAGATACCGTATTTCAAGATTTAATAAGAACATCAACTGGCGTTCAGGTTTGTAACGAAATTCAACTATCATTATTCTAAATAAAAAATTATGAAAAATTTAAAACAATCATTCAAAAATATATTCGATTTCTTCACAGAAGATATTGAAGGCTTTATGTACCTAATTATTATTTTAATTATCGGATACAAGACAATATTATACGTTTACGAAAATAATACATTTGTATTATGGTAACAGAACTGAAACAAATAACAGGGAGCAGATCGAGCAATACGCTGACAAGTACTAGAAATGTAATGTACCGGATTCAATTGAATAGCGAAGTTGTTAAGTGTATAGGGGGTTTTGAGTGCATGGTACAAAAAACAGATATAGGGTTCGTTATAATTCAAAATAGGTACGGGGTTGATTCTTTTGTATTAAGACCTAGCAAGATTACATCTACCTACACATTAAATATTCCTAAACGATTAGTCGACCCTTGGAATGACTTAGGTAAATACGAACTAGAATTTGATTACGAAAATAATTGTGTTGAATTGATAAAAGTTTAGAAATTAGTTATTATATTTACGTATTGAATCGCTTCGACAATATACGATTCACAGACATTTAAAGTCTAGCCATTTCAGAAAGTTACGAGGTCGAAGCCGTGATGATTAAGGAATGGCTTCTTTATTTTATGGAAAAAACCTTTTTATTAACATTCGTAAAAGACGGGAAAGTGGCTGTTTTGAATTCGCACGTTTTAGTACAAGAAATACAACGGGAAAAGAAAGAACGAAGCTTAAACCCTCAGTACAGAGGTGGCAAATTACAGGTTCGTACATTAAAAGGATTTAAAGCAAAGCCGATATTATGAAAATAAATAAATTAAAATGTTTGCTTGTAAAATTAAATTAACTTATATTTGTGTATGATAATTAAAGACGTATTAAAAGAAAGGGGTATTAAAAAATCTTGGCTTGCTCAAAAGGTTGGCATATCAAGAACTATGATGTCATTCTATTTAAACGATGTTAGGCCAATGCCTTTAAAGGTTGAAGAAAAGATAAAATCTATCTTGTCATAAAAAAATTTATTAAAAACGTAACATAAAATTTACAAATATGAGTTATCTTGAATTATTAAGGCACCCAAAATGGCAAAAGAAAAGGTTGTTAATTTTGGAAAGGGATAATTTCACATGCTGTTATTGTTCAGATAAAGAAACTGAACTTCAAATACACCATTTAAAATATCACAAAAATCCTTGGGATGCAAAAGATGAATACCTTTTAACGTTGTGTAAGGATTGCCATGGGCTGGTTACCGCTTTTAAAGATTTTGTTAATATTTCTGTTGAAAAGGTTGTTTTCCCAAATGGTGATGTAACTTTCTATGTAAGACATAATTATGAAGATTTTATAGCCATTTCAATGATAGAAAAGATGGATAATAATTATAACGAGATTGTTCGTTTTAAACAAAATGGTATAAGTATTAACAAATTAATGAAATTAAATAATGGCTAGACCTGAACGAACTACAGTAGACTATTTCCCATTTCTTTGTAAAGAGGGTAAGGCAATGTATTTTATAGATAAAAAATACGGTAACGATGGATATGCAACATGGGTAAAAGTATTAAGAGAAATTGCAGTTACAAGTAATCACCATTTAATATTGTCTAAAAATGTTGATATGATGTATATGGCTTCACGTTGCAATATCTCCACTGAATTGCTTGAAAATATACTTACCGATTTATCAAATTTAGGGGAAATAAATATGGAATTATGGACTACTGCAAAGGTTGTTTGGTCTGACAAATTTATAGAACACATCCAAGATGCATATAAAAAGCGTAATAATAAATGTATTACTTTACCTAGTTTAAGGATACTTTTAACTAGTTTGAGTATCCTTTTACCAAGTAAAAGTAACAGTCAAGTACCCAATAATACACAAAGTAAAGTAAAGAATACTAAAGTAAAGAATACTAAAGAAGATGAAGGGTTTGAAGCATTCTGGAATGTTTACGATAAAAAAACAGATAAAGTCTCTTGTGAAAAAAAGTTTTTTAATTTAACAGAAAATGAAAAGGATTTGATTATGAATCATATTACCAAGTACGTTTTAAGCACTCCAGACAAACAGTATCGTAAGAATCCAGAAACATACTTAAAGAACAAGTGTTGGAATGACGAGATTATTAAACCAATAATTAAGCCCTCTAATACTGGGAGAATAAGTGGTGGTCAAAATGATGGATTTGTTAGTTAAAAAATATGATTGATTTGAGAAAATACGGTATCGAAGTAGGGAATAAAACAGCAGGTGAAACAAAGTGCATTTGTCCACAATGTTCTCACACTAGGAAAAAGAAACAAGATAAATGCCTTTCGGTAAATCTTGATACGGGACAGTTTCATTGTTTCAATTGTGAATGGAAAGGTAGTGCTATGCAAAGAGAAAAAGAACAAAAGACATATACGCTTCCTGTTAAGAACTTGACTAAGCTATCTGACAAGGCTCTGGATTGGTTCAAAGGTCGTGGGGTAACACAAAGTACCATAATGAAATTTGAATTGACTGAGGGGCTTGAATGGATGCCACAGGAAAATAAAGAAGTTAACACAATTCAATTCAATTATTTTGAAGGCGAAACTTTAGTAAACGTAAAATATCGGGACGGGAAAAAGAATTTTAAACAGTTCAAAGGCGGTAAGCCTGTTTTTTACAACGTTAATTGTATGCCTTTATTTGATGAAATTATAATAGTAGAAGGCGAAATAGATGCTCTTAGTTTTTATGAAGCAGGTTATCCAAATGTTATTTCGGTACCTGCCGGTGCCACTGACAGCGACACTGCAACGCTTGAATATTTAAACGTATGTTATGATTACTTGAAAGGTAAGCGGTTCGTTATCGCAGTGGATAACGATAAAAAGGGTATCGCATTTAGAAATGTATTGGCTAATCGACTAGGTAAGGATGTGTGTAAATACGTTCAATTTGAGGAAGGTGTGAAGGACGGGAACGAGCTTTTAATGAAATACGGATCAGTTGATTTTCAGAACCATTTAGCAGTTTATGAGTTTCCACTTGAAGGAATTGAAAAACTAATTGACTTTGAAGATGATTTGGATAATATTTATTTTAATGGTTACCCTGAAGGTATAAAAATAGGTTATTCACAATTTGACCAGTTAATGAGTTGGTTCACATCACAAGTTACAGTATTGACTGGAATACCAGGCCATGGCAAATCTGAATTTTTAGACCAAGTCATGATGAAATTGGCAGAAATTAACTGGAAGTTCGGGGTGTTCTCAGCCGAAAACCAACCAACGGCACAGCACGCAGTTAAATTAATAGAAAAGAAAGCTGAAAAATCAATGTTTGGCTTTAATAAAATGACTGATTATGACTATCAACAAGCTAAGATATTTATAAATGACAGGTTCTTTTTTATTAAGTTCAACGAAATAAACCTTTCAATTGATGCTATTTTACAAAGGGGTAAGGAGTTAGTAACAAGGCACGGGATAAAGATGTTAGTTATTGATAACTGGGCCAACCTTGACCACAACTACGCAGGTATGAACGAGCACCAGTATATCGGTCAATCATTGATTAAGGTGATGAATTTTTCTAAAATGTATGATGTTCACGTTGTTGTAGTTGCTCACCCTACTAAGATTTATAAGAACAAAGATACTGGTTTGCATGAGGTACCAAACCTTTATTCTATCTCAGGAAGTTCGCATTGGTTCAATAAGCCAGACAACGGTATAACGATTTATAGGGATATGAAAACGGGTTGTACAGAGGTTCATATACAGAAAGTTAGATGGAAATTTACTGGAAAAGTTGGGCATGCAGTATTTAATTGGAATAAAGAAAACGGTACATATATAGAACAATTTTAAAAAACAAAAAATGGCTAACCAAAAAAAACAACTAGTGTACTCATACGAGGAAATAAACCGAGATATGAATACTAAAGCAGAGTTACAGAACTTACTTGATAGATGGACAGAAAGCGAACCAAGCGAGGTAAGAACGAGAATAATTAAAGAGTTAAACGAGGAACTAAGAAGTAATTAGAATGGCTAAACCATATTCAAAACTTGATTCAACCCGGCACGCCGCCAAGGAGGTTAAACAGAAAGCAAAGCCAAAGCCTATACCGAAAAAGTCTAAAAAATTAGTTGATGCAGAAAAAATATACAATAAAGAACGTAAAGAATATTTGCAGGCTTACCCTTACTGTGAGCGTGGTTGCGGTTTGGGTTCATCATGTATACATCATAAAAAGGGTAGAATTGGAGCACTTTTGACGGATCCGGAATACTTTATGGCTGTTTGCATTGATTGTCATAAATGGATTGAAGAACACCCATTAGAAGCCAAAGCAAAAGGTTACTCAATAAGTAGACTATGAACAAGTACAGAAATAAAAAGACAATGTACAACGGTGTATTGTACGATTCGATGAAAGAATCATGTTACGCCCGTGAGCTTGATCTAAGAGTTAAAGCTAATGATATTAAAGCGTGGGTAGGAGATAAAAAGAAATTAAAGTTTCAAATCGTTGTTAACGGCAGCAGAATATGTACATACACCCCCGACTTTATGATAGTATCAAACGACAATAGTATTGAATACGTTGATATAAAAGGAATTGAAACCACAGTATTTAAACTTAAGTGGAAATTGATACATGCACTGTATCCAGAATTAAAATTTATAATAATAAAATAGTAGACAAATGGAGAGTAGGGAAATAATACGATTAAAAGAATTAAGGGATGCGCAAATTATTGGTAGTACTGAATATCAGTGTTATCATAAAGCATTTATCGAGGTTAATCAAATTTTAATTACAAAAAGAAGAAGAGTTTCTGCAAAAAGAATACCTATTAGAAAGCGACCTATAAGCAATTATGAATCACTACCCCAAAATGTGCAAGACATAATCAATATTATAATGATAAATACAGGGATTAGTCATATTGAAATTTTAAGTAACGCAAGGCAGGGAGAAGTGGTTAGAGCTAGGCACTTATCAATGTATCTATGTTTTAAATATGTTAATGAAAGCCCCAGCGTTGTTGGTGCTTGGTTTAATCGAGACCACTCAACATGTTATAACGCCAGAACATGTGTAATGAATTATTCTGATACTAATGTTAAATATAAAAAAACTTTAGATGACTTAGAAAATATATGCTTTGATAGATTCATTAAAAATAATTTACTTAGTAATCAAGTAGTTGCAAGTTTTTAGAAATAAATATAAATATATGTGTAGGATATTAAATATATGTGTTTATATTTGTATATGACAAAAGTAAATAAGTATTTAAAAGTAGGGCGTCCGCTAAAGTACGGAGAGGAAACGGTACGGCATTCTGGCTTTCATTGTCCTAAATCAAAGAAGGACGAAATTGATTGCTTGATTAAAACAAAATTAAAGACGTGGGAAATTAAATGAACATCCTAGAGCCAAATCCCTTTTGGTTTAACCGATTGATGTGCAAATATCGCACATGGGAGAACAAGCAGTATATAAAATTTAAAAGAAAGTAATTATGAATTCAAAATCTATGTTTGGAATGACTTTGATGATGGGGGCTATGCTATCAGCATCAGGAGATAATAATACTAGAAGAAATGAAGCAATAAATAGATTAGGGGAATCTGTAGAAGAAAGAAAAAATCGTCTTGCTGATGCTAAAATAAAACAGAACATAGCAAAAGGTCTTAAAGAATTTCACTATCCTAAAGCTTCTATTTGGGCGTTGAATCAAAAGTCTGCCGATAAAAAAGCAAATAAACTTAACTTAATTTAATCCCTCTCTTTAGTTAAGCAGGGGATAGTGAACAGTATAAAATTTAAAAAGAAATGAGCAAAGATATAACAATACAGAAGTTGAAAAGGCTAGACGGGCCAGTCTGGATGTATTTTATGAATAGTAGCGCAGCAAACAAATACGCAACCTTACTAAATACATTTATCGACTACCAAGATCAACAAATCAAAGACTTACAATACAAGTTAAACACGTACGAGATTGAGGAGAGTGTGACAATAAAGCAGGTAGATCCAAAGCCAAAAGGATATTGCATCAAACGCACTCCCGAAAATGCAAAGGCTCTTAATAATTGGGCGAATGAACAGCATGGAGGAACTATTTGCAAGTACGAAGGGTCTGGAGAAACATTTGAATACTATATTTATAGTATTCCAGTTGTCGATAAAATGTACTATGTTAAATTTTATGTAAATAAAGAAAAAATATATGGCTTCACAGAACTATTTACAGCAGAAGAGTTCTTTGCTAAAGTAGGCTACACTCCCGAACCTAAGTTAATAGCTAATCAACCAATAGGAGTTTACGAAGGAGTTGAGATATTTAAAGACACTAAGGCGTGGTTTGTTTATTTGAAAGAATTGAAGATTGTGAAATTTGACCACATGAAGCACTCTCTAGCGGCTGCACTTTACAAATATTCTAAAATGTACCTTACGCCCAAAGGAGCGAACGCGAGACTTCGTTCGGAGATTGCCAAAAAAGCAATGGATTACCCCATTACAATTACATCTAATGAATATAATAATGGAGACGTAACTTTACATGGAAGAGCCATGAAAGCAATCGAAAAAGAATATAACATAACCTACCTACCAGAATGAAATACATAACAATACTATTCCTTCTTATAGCATTAAATAGTAATGCGCAAGATACAACACGAACACCAATCGGTTATACCATTGACTTCCCACACCTGTACGTATTATTCGATACTATCAATAAAATGGCTCAGATTTATTCTTACTACCCTAGCAAGATGTTTATAAGCATAAACGGAGGTAAGGCATTAATAATACAAAAGCGACAAGTTTTAACTGTTTGGTCAAATCATTTTACGGTAACAGTTACAAGAAAAAAGTATAAACGAATTTATCAATTTTAATTATGGATAATCAAATTAATGTTGAAGATTTAGCGAACAGGAGAGATTTGTTTGTTAAATCTCATATTAAGAATGAAGAAGTTTGTTTAAAGATGCTTAATAAATCTTTGTCTTATTATTTAAAAATAAAGAATAAACAAGAATCTACATGGCAAATGGTTCAATCTAATATGCTCGCAAGAACTCCATCACAAAGAATTAAATTTAGTGTGCTATGCGAAGAGGTATATTTTTACAGGGAACTTCTAGACATTTTGTTTGAAAAAATTGTATTAAAACATCAAAAATCAAACATTTTCGATAAAAATGGAATAGAGGTACAATCTGGCGATACAATTGAAATATATCAGCCAGATGGCAAATGGTATGGCAAGGTTAAATTGGAGAGTGGTTGCTTAAAATGCATATCCGACAATACCATTTCTGTTTGTGTTGGATCTTATAATAGTTCAGATATTAGAATTATTTCATGAAAAAAGACCGTAAATTAGGCAGCGGAGGTGCAAGAGAAGGATCTGGACATCCATTGAAGTACGGAGAGAAAACAGTTAATGCAACCTTCCGTGTTCCTAAATCCAAGAAACAAGAGTTTCGAGAGTATGTGAATAAGAAGCTTAAGTCATGGCAAAATAAAAATAAATAATTTTTTAGTCAATCAAACAATCATAACACTTAATAATCATGAACCATGAAAGCATACGCAATAAAAGATCCGAAAGGGAATTTGATGGTAGAAACATCGAGTGAATATATTGTTGGTTCCAGACAAGCAATAGTTTATTTAAAAGAAGAGAACTGGGAAGATTTAGAAGAAATTGGCTACCGTTGTGTACCTGTAGTAATAACAGAAGTTAACATATGAATAGTTTTCATGAAGCAAGAAAAGCAAAACAGCAACACTATTTAACAGATCCTACATATTGCCAAGAAGGAGAGTGGAAAAACGATATACCAATTTCATACTATTTCTATGGGGTATTATTTATTATTTGCTTCGTTCTAATTTGGAATAAAATTGAAAAAATATTTAACCACAGAAGAAACAAACAAGCTAAGTGCTAAAGAGTTTTTAAAAACATTTCCAGACAACGAAGACGTTGTATCGCTATCATTAAAGCATTGGAATCAAGTTTACGAATGTATGGATGGATTCGCATCTATGAGAGTAGAGCAAGATCGCAAAGATAAAAATGAGATTATAGAACAAGTTAAGTTTTTACTTGAAAAGAATGGCGAATTAGAGCAAAAAGTAAAAGAATTAAAGCAAGAAATATATTTCCTTAACAATTCATCAAATTTTCAATAATGAAAAGTAAAGCAATTGCAACATTTGAAGAGTATATTACAGATCAATTCGGTAATATGCCAGAAGATCCAAATGATATGATAGAATTAGGTCAAGATTACGCAGTATTTTATGCAGAACAAGCTAAAAAAGAGTGGGCAATTGAAAAACTCGAAATGGAAAGCAAAATACACCATTTAACTCAAGTAATTAACTATCAAGGATAATGCATTGGCAGAATGCTATAATATTCATAACATTAAAATAAGTGAAAAATATACACCTCATTTGCTAATTGCAATGGAAGAATACGCCACCATAGCAGTAGAGCACGAGCAAATGGCGTTGGAGAAAGAAAAGGCTGAAACTATAAATAATCCTAGTTTTAATTATGGCGAATTCGCCACAATTACAAAAAGTTCTTGACTTAACTCGTTCAAACGGACATACAAAAAAATTGATTAATAATTTAAATATTCAAATAACATAAAGTAAGTTTTGCAAATTGATGTAAATTAACTATATTAGAGTATTATTTAGAATGATACTAAATAGTAATTTGATAGTATGGCATTCAAAAAAGGACATTCAAAGGTAGGGGGAAAGGCTAAAGGTCATCAAGACGAGGCGACTTTGGCATCAAGGGAGGTTTTTAAATCTGCTATTGAAGAACAATTCCCTAAAATGATGATAGCATTTGAAGAAGCAAGAAAGCAAAGCCCAATAAAGTATCTTGAATTGATTACCAAATTCGCACAGTATGTAATGCCAAAGATGGTCGACATTACAACAAAGGGCGAAGAAGTTAAGCAAGTGTTTAAGATTGGAGACACAGAAATAGAACTTTAGCAAGTTTGCTAACCGTAAAAACACTAAACAAATATAACTAAATGAAGTATTGATCCAAAATAAACAAGTATTATTTGAGTCGTTCCCCAAACAGAATGAGTTTTTAAAGGCTATATTCAGCAATGAGTATAGCTTTATTTTATATGGGGGCGCAATCAGAGGGGGCAAAACTTTTGCAGGGCTTAGCGGCTTATTGCTACTTTCTAAAAAGTACCCAGGCAGCAAATGGTGTGTTGTTAGGGATACACTACAGACATTAAAGCGTACTACTATACCTTCATTCAACAAGATTTGTCCCAAGTCTTTTATTAAGTCGTATAACCAAGATACTCAGACGGTAACGTTCACCAATGGAAGTCAAATACTTTTTTTGGGGGAAAATTATGCAGATGATAAAGACTTAAACCGATTTAAGGGTTTAGAAGTAAATGGTTTCTTATTAGAGGAAATAAACGAACTGCAAGAGGTAACGTTTTTAAAATGTATCGAGCGCGCAGGGTCGCACATAATACCCAATAACCCAAAGCCTTTAATTTTAGGAACGTGTAACCCTACTCAGAACTGGGTTAAGACTAAAATTTATGATTTATGGAAGGCATCCCGACTACCTGCTAATTGGCTCTATATACCCTCAAAGATTACTGACAACCCACATATACCCTTAGATTACTTAGAGTCGCTTAAAATGCTTCCTACCTATCAATATGAAGTATTTGTGAATGGCAACTGGGATATACAACTTAAAACGGGTGGCGAATATTGGAAATGCTTTGACTTAGACAATCATGTTAAATCATGTGCATACAATCCAGAATTACCCTTACATATTTCTTTCGATGAAAACGTTAACCCGTATCTACCTTGTGGATTATTTCAAGTTGAGGGAACAAATGTTGTTATGGTTGATGAAATAGCAATGCGTACACCAGTCAATACTATTTCAGATATTTGTAAGGAGATTATAAGAAAGTACCAATCTCACAGCTCAGGGATGTACATATATGGAGATGCAACAAGCAAAAAGCAAGATACCAAATTAGAAAAGGGTTATAACTTCTTTAGGCTGATAATTGAAGCGCTTAGCCAATTTGATCCACAGTTAAGAGTGCCACAGGCTAATCCAAGCGTTGTGATGCGAGCGAACTTTATAAATAGCATATTTGAGAAGAACATATACGGAATAAAAATACAATTTGACAATAACTGTGTGTTAACCATTTCCGATTTGACGAATGCAAAAGAAGCAGCGGATGGAACAATCAACAAGGAAATGGAGACAAATCCAGAAACTAAAGTACGATTCCAAAAAATAGGACACTTTTCAGATTTATTTTCTTACTTCATTTGTGAATGTTTTAAGAATAATTATGTAACTTACCAACGTGGGGGTGCAATAGGCAGTCCTTTATTTGGATTTAGAGATAATAACGACTACTAATGAGGTATCTAATTGATAGTGAATACACTTCTTTTATTCAGGCCTATAACTTTACGGCTGCATTGACCAACACTACGATTGATCTGTGTGAGGCTATCGCTGTTGAAGAAGCAAAGACATATATTCGACAAAGATATAACGTTGATTTAGATTTCAGGCCTGTATTAGTTTGGAATGTTGCAACACAATACAAAGGACTTGACCGTGTAGCTTATAACGGTGCTGTTATGGCATTCCCTTCACCACAGGCTGTATATGACAATAATAACCCGTATATAATTGGTACTCAAGTGTATGTATATGGATTAGGAGTTTACACATCTTTAACGGCAACAACTGGCAACTACGTAACAGACACTAATTACTGGGTATTTGTCAACAATCCACTATATGCAGCTAACACAATACCAACACTTTCAGACGACAGGAACCTACAGAGCATTCTGCATATTGTTCATATATCGTTATTTAATTTAATTCATAGGATAGCACCAAGAAATATTCCACAATCGTTTCTTGATGGGTATGATAGGGCTATTGTATGGTTAAAGCAAATTGCACGAGGTGAAATAACGGTATCAATGACATTGTTACAGCCTGAAAGTGGCAAACGCATTACTTGGGGATCTGATTCAAAGGATAATTTAGATTATAGATATTAATGGGAATATTCGATAACATATTTAAGGGCAATAATGCAAATGTGGCTGTAAAGACCTCGGAACATGCTGTTCCTGTTGTTCCTCAGCCATTACAACGTCTTAAATTAGACATACAACGGTGGAGAAATGCACTATTTACGGCAGAGAACATTCTCAATCCTTACAGGGTAGAGCTTCAGCGTAACTATAATGAAATAGCAATAAATGCACACATAAAAGCGTGCGTTGAGCGTAGAAAGAATTTAACTTTATTGCGTGATTACGACTTCAAAAAGGGAGAAACAGAGGTTGAAATTGAAAACACTCAACTTGTTGCTCAAATAATTACAGGCATTGTCAATGCAGAGTTATACGGATATTCTTTGCTTCAAATTGGTGATATAGTAGAAGGTAAGACAAACGTAACTGTAGTTAATAGGGAAAGAATCATACCAGAGTCGATGACCATATCAACGTCATCACAATACGACACAACAGGCGTTAAAATATATGATCCAAAATACGAGCCATGGTTATTATGGTTTCCAACGGAAAGCGATTCGAGTAACACGAAATGCGGACTAGGTTTATTTAATGTATTAGCACCATACGCGATATATATCCGTAATGCTAACACGGCATGGAGTGAATTCCAACAGATATACGGTGTTCCGTTGCGGATTGGAAAGACAAACACTCGTGAGCGTATAATGCGAGATAATATGAGCCAAATGATGTCAGATATGGGTCGTTCAGGTTGGGCTGTTATTGATATTGAAGACCAGATTGAAATGATTGATGGAGGCAAAGGTGGCGGCGCTTCTGATAACTTTTTAGGTCTTATTAATTATTGCGAAAAGGTAATAAGCAAAGTAATTTTAGGTCATGCAGACGCTTTGGATTCGACACCGGGTAAACTTGGTGCAGAAACAAGCACAGAGAATGCGTTAAGCGAAACACAACAAAAAGACGGACTAAGGGTAGAGAAATTACTTAATTCTTACGTGTTCCCTAAGTTGGTAGCAATCGGATTAAAAGAATTTGACGGTTTAGCTATTTGTTTTGAAAATAACAAAGAAGAAAATACAGATAAATTAACCGAAGCGGAAATAAACAATAAATTAATGGCAAACTATCTTATTGCCTACCAAATGGGCTTACAACCCGATGCTAAGGCAATCAGCGAACTGTTAGGCATAGATTTTACCAATAACGAAGCAGTAATAAAAGAAACGATTCAGAATAGACTTAATAATTTATATTAATGTTTGCAGGCGATTACATAGACGAGTTAATTTCGGATATTTACAGAGGTAAATATTCGTTAAAAAAATTGCCTAAAAGTCTTTATGAAGCCTATGTAAAAACATTTAATAAAGCTTATGATGATGTTCCAACGTTAACAACTAAGCTATTCGATCAAAGTATTTATAAGAATATACGATTATTTAGTGGAGCAAAAACATTTCAATACTCATATTCGACAATTGATTTACTTTATGTTGATGGTAAAGTTGTACCCTTTGATGTTTTTAAAGAAAACGCAAAGCAGATATTTAAGCAGTACAATGAAACCTATTTAAAAACTGAATATGGATTTGCTCAATCGCAAGCAGAGTTAATACAAACATGGAACGAAGAAACAGAGGTTAACGACTATCTTGAATACGTTGCTGTATTGGATTCAAAGACTTCTGATATATGTAGTCATTTAGACGGTATTATTAGAAAGAAGTCTGATTCATTCTGGGTAACACACAGCCCATTGAACCATTATAGATGTAGATGTACGCTAATAGGGGCTGATGGAGAAACCCCAAGCACTAAAGCGAAAGTTGACAAGGCGATAAAAGATAGTAATGTACCAAAAGATATGCAGTATAATGCTGCTTTAATGGGAAAAGTATTTAGTCCAGATCATGCGTATTTTACAGTACCGAAATTGTATAAAGGCGACTTAAAAAAGAACTTTGGGTTATGAGTTATAAAACAAAATGGAAGATAGTACCCGAACAAATAGACCAATTATTTGCAGGCGTTCAATCTATTGCCAAAAAGTTTATAATTACTAACTTTAGAAAGCAAGGTTTTCAAGATGGTGGACTTAAAGCATGGAAGCCAAAGAAAAAGAATGATGGTAGGAATATATTGGTAGGTAAGTCAGATCCTCACATGTTCCAATCGTTTCACTTTGATAAGTTAGACAAAACAAGCACGAGGATAACAAACAGTAAAAAATATTCTGGTCTTCATAACGAAGGGATTGGCAAAATGCCACAGCGGAAAATGATTGGAGAATCAAAGACATTGGACGGTATGATTGACAAGGATATTGAACGCAGAATGAAAAAAGTATTTAAGAAATGAAAGAGTTTTACTTAGCCTTAAAAACATACTTACTTGCTCAGGTTCCAACTATACTACATCTACGTATGTGGAATAGCCAACTTGATTATATGGAAACCGGGGAACAAATACCGTTCTTATTCCCAGCCGTTTTTGTTGACTTTTCAAATATTGAGTATTCTGACTTGGGAAACAAGTGGCAAAATGGAACGCTTCAAGTTGATTTACATATCTGTGATGAAATGTGGAATGGAGCGTATGAAGAAGAAAATCTAGAAGTATTTGATTTAAAAGAATTGATCTACAAAGCACTTTCACAAACAAAACTAGGGCTGTCTGCACCAATTACACGAATTAATGAACAAACCGACCCAACACATACAAATATATATCATTACATTCAATCGTACAGAGTTGAGATAGTAGACAACGCAGAAGGAACAATAATTGAACTTACAAATGTGCTTCTTAATTTAACAGCAACCCGTCAGATTACGAATCGCGATTTAATGACTAAACCCAAATACGAATAATGGCACGTACTATTTCACAAATAAAACAAACGATAATAGACGCTAAGAATGCGACAGTACTATCTACTATTCTATTCAAAGAAGAAGGTGGAAGCCAAGCAGGCATATTTAATATGATAGCTGACATATTCGCTATTCTTATGAATGTAGCAGAACAGTTATGGGACACTATGAGCACGAATATAAGCAATACAGTTATAAAAGGAGGAGTCGGTACTGGACGGTGGTGGAGAGAAAGAATATTGGAATTTCAAAACGGAGATGTATTAAAGTATGCTAACGGAGTGTATTATTATGATGTTGTAAACGCTACAAAAACGCTCGTTACGTTTTGTTCTGTTACAGAAACGGGAAATAAGACAATACAGATAAAGGTAGCGAAGGGAATCACACCAACTAAGTTGACAGCTCTAGAGCTGATAGGGGGGTTAAAAGATTATGTTGATTTCTTTAGATTTGCTGGCACTCAGATTGATTTAATTTCTTTGGATTCAGACAAATGCTATATTAATGCTAATATTTATTATTCTGGTCAATATTTTGCAACAATTCAGGCTAGTGTAAATAGTGCCATAACAGCGTATTTTAATAGCATATCCGCAGGGGCGAACTTTAACGGTGCTATAATAACAACAAATATTCTAAAGGCAATACAAGCCGTAGACGGTGTTTCTTATGTTAAATTAAACATCATTAAGGTAAGACAAGATACAGTAGCATTTTCAAGTGCATATACGCTCTTTAGTTTGCCATTATCTATGGACAACGTGCTAGTAAATACGTATGCTGGTTACGTAGTCGGGGAGACAACCGCTGGACAAACATTAAACGATTCACTAACATTCACGGCTGTATAATGGGGATCTTTGATATTACATATTCGTTACAAGTTAGTAGGTTATTGCCCCCTAATTTAAGATCAATAACACTTACTGCAATGATGCAGTCTTTGCTTGCTCCGTTGCAGGATTTAAGCAACCGTAGCATTAAATATGGTCGTATTGGGTTTGTCGAAAAAACAACGAATACAACAAGTAATGTAATATTGCAACCGTCAATTACACAATGGAATATCTCAACAGCATATAATAAAGGCGATAAAGTTTATTTGCCATTTGGGGCGGTTTATGTTGCAAATGTGAATAATACAGGTCAACAACCCGATATATCTAGTAACTGGTATTATTATACAAATGATATTTTTGGGTACGAGAATCTTGTCAAAGTTGGAGGTCAAAAAAGTGGACTTGAATACATTCTAAATCTTTGGTGCTATGGAATCTACTCAGGGGCATGCAATTCAACAGCATTGACAACTAACTTAATATACATAACGCACAATTCTGTATTGTTGCAGAATTTTCATATTGGTGCTACAATAGACAATAGTTCGCTTATAACAATTAATGCACCAAATGAATATATTGGAACGGTAGGCACATCAAATACTGTTCAATACGATTTTACAATTCATTTGCCTACAGGATTCACATTATTAACTCAACTAACGGGAGTTATAAATAAATACAAGTTAATCGGTTCGACTTATAACATTGTTTATTATTAATTATGAAAACATTAGATTTATCAAATGTAACTGGGTCGGTGAGTGCTCCCTTCCTTAAAACAACAGGAGACCACGTAACGAATGCACTTAAAGAACTATCTGAAAGAGTAGGCGCTGACTACGTTCCGAATCAATGGAATAGTAGCGGAATTGTTGTACTAGTAAGTGGATCTGCACATGGAAAGGGTGTTGTATTCTATAACGGGGAAGTCTTCGACTTATTTTGTTCTCTTGGAAGTCTTGCAACTGACTATTTTGTAATTCAAAATTCCTACATATCAACCGATCCAGTTAAATACTCAGATGGAAATTTATATTCTCAGCATAAGAATAGAATAATGACAAATCAGACCTCAATTACTGGTTCTACAGGGGTTCAACTTCGTGCAGTAAAGTACATGGAAAGATTTGTTTCTGACTTTGATTTGGTACTACCTATGGCTACTTATGGAGCAACTGGCAATCAGTTTATAGTCGCGCCTGCTTATTCTGCTTCACCTTCTGTCAACGTGTTTTGGAGTGTAGTTAAAACAAAGCTAGACGGATATACTCAAATTGTAAAAGTTGATGTAAATTATAATATTGTAAGATTTAAAGACGCAAATGTGGTACCGTCTGGTTCATGTGGGTTCTCTATTGACTTTTCAAGTGTTTGGAATGGAACAAACACTAGCATTAATCCATTTCACGCAAATGGACTTCAAGAAATATGTGTAGCGTCTTCAGGAAGCGTCAGTTCAAGTATGATAATTGGCGTTCACAGGTCGGAAGTTGCTTATAACCCGTCAACAAATGTACTTACGGTAAATCTTGCAGTTAGAAAAGCTGATGGTGTTACTTTTCAAACTCCTACATCATTCACGGCAATTGATTCAACATTTACGGCTGGGTCATTTGATAGAATTACAGGTAGTTTTACCGTTTTTATTGGATTATAAAATATTTAATAAAATAATTTAATTCTTATTTGTATTTAGTCTAAATAAGAATTAAATTAACGAATAAATGATAAAGAGGGATTAAAATGCCCTTTTTATTGTACCATTATTTAGATTTAATCTAAATAAAAATAACAGTTTAGAATCATTCTAAATAAGATATATGAAGTACTGCATAAATCCAATGTCTGAAACACCCATATTTATTCTAAATGGTAACATTGGAGTAGGTGAAGACGGGACAGGCATTTCGGGTGTTGAATGGCAAAATGAATTTATGCAGGTTGATGCAATGCAGCCTAAAAAAATATCTGTTTGGATTAATTCAGGCGGGGGATCCGTTGTAGATGGGTATAACATTTACAACGCTATCACCATGAGCAAATCAAATGTAGATACCTATTGCTATGGTATTGCGGCTTCGATGGCTGCTATTATATTTCAAGCAGGCCGCAACAGAGTAATGAGTGACATTGGAGTCATGATGTTACACAACCCATATAACAACTCAGGTGGTAATTTAGACATGCTGGCCGCAGTTCGTGACGGGTTGATTAATGCAGTATCTAACAAGTGTGGCAAAACACTTGACGAAGTCGGTGCAATATTTGACAAAACTACATGGTTTAACGCCCAATCATGCATGGATAGCTATATGTGCGATTCTATTTTTGTGAGTGGGTTAAATAAAAAAGTAAAGCCAAATGCTGAAAATATAGAGGCACTTGTCGAGGACTACGAACTAATATTAAATAGTTACATAAAAAAAGAGACCAAAATGGAATTAAAAGAAGTAAAAGCGTTCTTAAAACTTGATGAAGTTTCTGAGGACTCAATTCTTAAAGCAGTTAAATCAAAAGATACAGAAATTGAAGGGTTAAAAAACTCTTACGATGTTGTTTTTACTGAGCTTTCTGAATTAAAAAACAGTATCGAAAAAGAAAAGACTGAAAAAGGAGCACACGAACTTATTGAGAATGCTATTAAAGAAGGCAAAATCAATGAAGCTTCTAAAGATGCTTTCTTAACTCTTGCGCTTAACTCATTCGATGCAACTAAAGCGGCTATTGATGTAATGTCAGTAAACAAAGTATCTGCAAAGGTTGAATTTACAACAAGTGCATCCGCAGGAAAAGAGGGCTGGTCTATTCGTGATTACGAAAAGAAAGCACCTAAAGAACTTGAAAAAATCAAGGCTGAAAACCCTGAATTGTACGAACAACTTTACAACTCATATTACAAGAAATAACTACTAAACGAAAAACTCAAAATGGCATTACAAAAAGAGATTTGGATTAACGACATCCAAGAAAACTTATACAATAACAATTTGTTTCTAGGTCAAGTGGGCTTAGACCACTCTGCGTTTGTAAACTTTAAAACGGTTCACATTCCACAGGCAGGAGCAAGACCTTCCGTTACGGCTAACCGTTCAACTTTGCCTGCAACTATTGCAGCAAGAACGGATGCGGAAATTACTTACTCAATGAGCGAGTACACAACCGATCCATTGCTATTGCCAAACATCGATACATTACAATTGTCTTATGACAAACGTATGTCTTTGCTTAGTAACTCAATTGCAACATTGTCTGATACAATTTCAAACAAAACGCTGTATGCTTGGTCTCCATTATTGGCTAACTCTATTCGTACCTCTGGAACAGCAGTAGCTTCAGCTCTTGCTCCTTCTGCAACAGGTACGCGTAACGCTTTTACATTAGCAGATTTGAGATTAGCAGTAAGAATTTTAGATAAATCAAACTTCAATCCAAATGAAGAAAGATTCTTAATCTTACCAGCCGATATGTACTGGCAGCTAATGGGAGATCCTGGTATTTCTCAATTTTTACAATTAGGCCAAGATACTCAAATCAACGGTAAACTACCTATGATATTGGGTTGCAGAATCATTGTGCGTGCAAGTGTTAACGTTTACGATACCTCTGGAGTTATTAAAGTAACAGCAGATACAGGTATTCCTTCTGCACCAGCTGCAACGGATAACTATGCAGCTTTATTGATCTCTAAATCAGCAGCATCAAGAGCTTTGGGAGATATTAAAGTGTTTGCTCAAATGGACAGACCCGATTACTACGGTTCTATTTTCTCAGCATTAATAATGCACGGAGCAACTAAATTAAGAACAAACGGTGAAGGTATCGTTGGTATTATTCAACAATAATTAAACGGGGGGTTATTAATTTAACCCCTCTTAATTTAACATATTATGACACAGCAAGAAGCTACAGACCTAGCAAGTAAATACGTTGATATAAATGCGGTTGATAATTGCATTGTTAGTGTAACAGGTGACGTTTACTACAATACAGATATTGAAGTATTGAAATTGACTATTGATGTTAACGATTTGATATATGTAAAAGGTCAACAAACAGATGTTGCACCTGAACAAACAGATGTTGCACCTGAAAAACCTAAAAAATAAATGGCATTAGCTAACGTAACGATAACCAAATCGCAGGGCGGTTTAGGTTTTCCATCCACAAATCAGGATATGATTTCTGGACTAGTCATTTATGATACAGCGCTCCCAAGTGGTATTGCAAATGGAGATGTAAGAATATTTTATTCTGTTGCAGATGCAGAAGCGGCAAACATTAAAGGTAATTATTCTGGAGCAACAAGTGGAACGGGTGTAATAACCAATACGGCTGTTGGTTCAGTTGGTGATAGAGTTGTTATTACATTAGTGAACGGAACAATTTCAATTACTCTTTGTGACTACTTTGTAACAAGTGCAGACACTACTCCAACATTATTGGCAGCATCCCTTTCAGGTGTAATAAATCAAGGTAAAAGCGGAATCACAGCAACTAGTGTAGCAGGTGCGATTACCTTTGTTGTACCTAAGAAATACGGAGCGTTCTTTAACACTTTCTCAACAACTAAAACAATTACCGGAACTGCAACATTTGCAGCAGATACGGCAATTTCAGGAGGTGTAACGGATAACAACAAACAGTATCACTACCAAATTAGTGAGTTTTTCAGAATGAATCCAAACGGTACTTTGTGGCTTAAATGGAGTACCTCCACAGCCTATACATTTACCGAAGTTTCAGATTTGCAAAATACAGCGGTTGGTGTTATTCGTCAATGTGGTGTTATTACTGATAGGGGTACTGTTTACACAGCTTCACACGTAACGGCATTACAGAGTATTTACACATCTTTAAAGGCAATTGATATGCCTATGGAAATCATATTTGCCCCTGAATGGTCAACTGCAACCGTAGCAACCGCAACAGATTTAAGTACTTATGCAGGTTCTGATGTCATGATGGTTGCTCTTTGTGACATTGGTGGATTAGGCGGATTTACTGCAACTGTAACTGCTAAATCTATCCCTGCACTGGGTGCAACACTTGGAACTATTTCACTTGCAAATGTTGCTTCATCTATTGCAGATGTAGGACAATTTAATGTAAGTAACGGAACGGAACTTGAAAGCGTTGGGATATTCAATTTGATTAACATCAATACTCTTTCTGTAAGTGCTCTTACTACATTAGAGAATAAGCGATATACATTTCTTCGTAAATTCATAGGTCGTACAGGTTCTTATTTTAATGATGACAATACAGCCGTTGACCCTACTACTGATTATTCTAAAATTCGTTTAAATAGAACGATCGATAAAGCAGTTAGAAATGTCAAGGCGGTTATGTTACCATTCTTAAATAGTAAAGTATTTGTAAACTCAAACGGGACACTAAAGTCTGATTTGATTGATTCTTATAAAGCTTCTTGCGAGAATCCACTAAATAGAATGCAATCAAATAGAGAACTAAGCGACTATCAGGTTTCCATTGATCCTAACCAAAATGTTATTAGTACAAGTACTATCAACATAGTAATTAGAATCATTCCAGTAGGTGCTGCAAAATTCATAAACGTAACAATCGGATTCACAACTAAATTATAATCATGGCAGCAACATTAGTAAATGGTATAAATTATGCGTGGGGAACAATCGTAATACGTGCCTTAGGTAGCGTATTTACAGGCGTTACAAAAATAATGTACACAGATGCTCAGGAAATGGAGAACACTTATGGAGCTGGAAACTTTCCAATCGGTAGGGGCTTAGGCAAAATTTCTTTCGAGGGTTCTATAACATTGTACATGGAGGAACTTGTTTCTTTGCGCTCTATTGCTCCATTTGGTCGCATTCAGAACATTACAGAGTTTGATGTCACTGTAACATTCGATACGGGTGGAGGTAAGCGTGTAAGCGATGTATTGCAAGGTTGTAGATTCATGGAAAATGGCCGTGAAGTTGCAAGCGGAGACACTAAAATTGAGGTTGATATTCCTTTGATTATCGGCGGAATAAATTTTGGTGTTGCGCTGGTATAGTTGTATATTTATAAAAAAAATATATGACTCCTACCAAAAAGCAATACGACGATTTAGTCGAAAAGTATGGCAAAGTTTCAGTAATTGAAATTGAAGGCGATTTAGTTGCAACTTTTCATTATAACTTAGATCGAAACAGTCTTTCAAAAGCTCTTTCATTAAGTTCAAATGATCCAGTTTTAGCAACGGAAATTATATTTAATTCAGTTTCAATAAAAGAGTTTACAAGTGCAGAATTGTATGATGTTAAAAAACCAATGCTTTTAATGTCAATAGCGGCTGAGCTTGGTGCTGTAATGGAACTAAAAAAAACGAATGTGAAGGTTTATTAAAAAATCACACAATTGTTGAAGGAAATGACAGTGCTTACGAACAGATAAACGCTGTCATTTCTTTTTATTTAAAGCTCGTTCCCGAACATCTAACAGATGAAGAATGGGCTAAGTCATACAATAGGGTTGAGTGGATTCTAAAAAAGCAAAAGTATAGTAATGAGCACTAGCATAGATTACATTTTAAAACTCAAAGATCAGTTTAGCGGAACCTTTAACAAATTCGATAAAGGGGCACAAGGTGTTGATTCTAAAATGAAACAAATGAAATCGTCCACTGTTGCGATGGGTTCAATTATTGCTACGGGTGCGGTGGCTGTTTTTAGTGCTATTGTTGGAGGTGTTACAAAGGCTTATCAAGCCACTGCGAGATACCAGGATTTAATGACTGGATTTACTGTAATGCTTCACGGCAATGCAGAACAAGCCAAATCACTAGTAGATGAAATTTATCGAATGGGTAAATTTACCCCCTTTGAAAGTGCCGACATTTCAGAACAGGCGGAATACTTAAAATCAATGGGTGTTCAGACTAATAATCTAATTCCTTTACTTGGTAAAATTGGGGACATCTCACTAGGCAATGGTGAAAAGTTTAAAACCATTTCGACCGTAATGGGACAAATAAACTCATTAGGCAAATTGCAAGGCCAAGACTTGAAGCAGTTGCAAGTTGTAGGGTTTAATCCACTTGTAACGTACGCTAAACGTTACGGAATAACTATGGAAGAAGCTCAAAAGCGTTCCTCCAAAGGTATGATTTCATTTGAAGAAACTGTAAAATCTTTAATGGAAGAAACAGGGGAAGGCGGCCAATTTTATAAAGGCATGGAAGCTGGAGCTAATAATTTGAATGCTAAAATGGGCGGCTTAATGGACACAATAGATCAAATGTTCATCAAAATAGGAATTAGTGGAGGCGCTAATTTATTTGGTACAATAATAGATAATATCACATACGCTATTGATTGGGTTAGCACTAACGGTGGCACTATTTGGGAGGCTTTTTTAGGTGGTTCGAGTGGTATGCTATCAAAAATAAAAGGGTATTTAGGTGCAATTAGTGATGCACTTTTTGGTAGTGGAGGATCAATACTTTCAAACATAACTAATGCGATATATGGTTTATTTACTGCACTTGCTCCAATAGGGGAGTTGGTAGGTTATATATTTGGTGAGGTTATGGCAATTTTTACTCAAATATTTGGCAATGGCGGTGGAATGTTAGATGCGTTTATTATGGCAATAGGAATATTTGCAAAAGTATTTTCATGGGTAGTTAAAAATTTATTTGATTTTGTGAATTGGCTAGTTACACCATTTAAAGCAATTATAGGATGGATTTGGTCTGCAATAAAACCAATCGTTGGATTTATTGGTAAAGTGATGGGAGTTTCAGGAATGGGAAATCTCAATTTAAAAGAACCCGAAAAGGCGCAAGCCTATCAAGTTGGTGCTTATAATTTTGGAGCCGATGCAGTAACTGGAGCAGGGGCTTCAAAGGGCGCGGCTTCTTCTAAAGCCTCAAGAGTTGGAGGTATTGCAGGGGGAAAACCGACAAGCGTTATAATTAATATTGATTCTTTGATTAAAGAAAACGTGAACCAAGTTAATAATGTTACTGGAGACGGTTTGCAGAAGTTTGAAAAGATGTTGACCGAAGCTTTACTACGAGTAGTAAACGATTCACAAATAGCAATACAATAATGGAGTTTCAGGAAAACCCTTTAAACAAGGCTAATAAATTAAACGACTTTAATCTCCCTATTACGGGTAGTTTAGGCGTTCCAAATAAGCCAGAATTTACCCTTGCTGTATTTGGGTTGAGTGCTTTAAAAAACGTTCTATTAAAAAACGATGCTGAAAATATAGATACGCAAGTTGGAACCACTCGATACGGTGCTCCAATCTTTAAATTTAGTGAAGTAAAACTAAGCACCAGCAATACGGAATTGTTACTAGATACGGCTATACTTTCAATAAGCCAATCTAAGAACATTGTTACAACTACATTGCAGGGACGAGATGGAACTGTAAAGGAATATATAAGCGATGGAGACTATGAAATAAACATAAAAGGCGTTTTGGATTCTGGCAATATGTTTGTGTATCCTGAGGCTTTAGTAAAACGACTAAAAAGCATTTGTGATATTAAGGGCAATATTCAATTAAGAAGTCCTTTCTCTGAAATGCTAGGGATAACAGAAGCAGTTATTACAGGGTATTCATTTAGCCAAGTGCCAGCAGGTTACAATGTACAACCATACGACATTACGTTACTTTCAGATGTTCCACTAATAATAAAAGCGCAACAAGATTAATGTTTATTTTAAAATCTAAAATAACGATAATAGGGAGCGATACGTTTGTATTTACAAGCGTTAATGAATGTAATATTCAAAAGAGTTGGAAAAGCCTAACTCAAAAAGGAAGTATTAAAATAGCTAGGAAAATCACTTGGATTGGTAGCAATGGTCTTGTAAGCGACAAGCCTTTGATAAAAAGAGGCGATAAAATTAAAGTAGAGTTAGGGTATGAGCCAAATTTAACCACGTACTTTGATGGGTACATCACAAAAGTAGGTATTAATAACCCTTTAGAAATTGAATTTGAGGATTCAATGTGGAAGTTAAAACAGCAAATGATTGAAAAGTATTCTGTTAAAAAGACAACAATTAAAGCATTACTAAATGACTTGATTACAGATTACGAAATTGTTGCTGTGGATGCTGATATTGGTAAATTTAGCGTTTCAAACTCAAGTGTTTCGCAGGTTTTGGAATACATAGAAAAGAATTACGGATTAATAAGTTATTTTGTTGACAACATTCTTTACTGTGGAATGGCTTATTATACAGGAGATACAGCGTACACGGGTGGAGATTCAGTAAAATTTAAGTCAAAAACAGTATATCGTGAAGTTGGTAATTCAATAATTGAAAATGAATTGCAGTACAATTATCCAAGTGACGAACCTATCAGCGTAAAGTGTATTTCTATGAATAGCGATAACACTAAAACAGAAACAACTTTTGGCATAAGTGGGGGAACTGTGCGTACATTACATTTCTTCAATAAGAGTGAAACCGAAATGAAGAAATTAGCAAAAAACGAAGTAGCAAGGTTGCAAGCGGACGGCATTAGTGGCAGCTTTAAAACGTTTGGAGATATTCAGATAAATTTCGGTGATTCGATTGATATTTACGATCCGCAAAATGAGAATATTAAAGGAAGTTATTTTGTTGATGAAGTTGAATATTATTTTGGAGTTGATGGATTCAGACAAGATGTATCACTAGATAGGAAAAGTGGCGTATGAGCTTAAAAGAAGTAATGAGAGCAATCCAAACAGAGCAATCAATACAATCTACGCTTTGTAAAGTCGTTAGTGTAGATGGGTTGCTATGCGATTGTAGTCCAGTTAATGGGAACGCTGATATACTAGAGGTTCGATTGAATGCAAGCGGATTAAATGGATTTGTAATTACGCCAAAGGTTGGTAGTTATGTGATGGTTACCAGGTTTGAAAGATTTGAAGCATTTATAAGTTCGTTTTCAGATGTTGATAAAATAGCCTTTAACGGTGGCGCAAATGATGGTTTGGTACTAGTTAATAAACTAATTGACAAATTGAACGCATTGGAAAATAAAGTAAATTCAATAATCAGTACATTCAATACGCACGTTCACGCAGGAGTAATAATAGGTTCAGACTTAAGTGCAGTAACACCTACGTTAGTGGCAGGAGCATTAACTCCAACTATTAAAAGTGATATTGAAAACGCAAATATAACACAATGAGAACGGATTTGATTTTAGAAAACGGAGATTTGAAAATAGATGGCAATGATTTTGTTATCAGTGTTTCAGATCAGCAAAATTCTGAATTAATTATTTATTCAGAAAAAGGATGGTTTAAATTAAGTCCGTTTCTTGGCTGTGCAATTAATTCAAGATTAAACTCTAAAACAGATGTTAACGCAATAACACGATTAATAAAAAGCGAATTGTTAACAGACGGGTATTCAAATGTGAATGTTTTGGTACAGGGCGATAAAATAAGCGTTGCAATATGATAATTCCTTACGGTTCTAACATTTGGGATAATGCGGTATTTACGGGTATTGAAAATGCTATATCAATAGTATACCTTACTTCTGGCTGGGATAGTGATTTATCTGATTTATGGGTTACGAATATTCCGCTAATTGAAAATAAAAATATTGAAATTATTGAGTACAAGCCCAAGATTTCACCAATTCAATACGTATTTAAAGCTATTTCTAATCAATCTCCGTACGACTTGGCAATACAGTTATACGCCGATGTTAGTAAAGCTTTGTTAATAGGTTATGGAATGGATTCTTATATTCCAGTTGGAACAGAATTTAAGCAAACTACGACAGATTATAAAAAAGTATTTACTGACAAAATTGTCAGTGATTCTATAATTTATTCAACCGATTTAGGTATATTGGACACAAATAACAATGTTGAAACATTTAAAATTTTAACAGAGTCAATGAGTCCGATTATTACAGAAGATAATAATAACATTGTATGGATTTAAAGATAAGTGATTTGCCGTTAGCCTCAACAATAACGGGCACAGAATACGCACCAGTAGTGCAGGGGGGCGTTACTAAAAAAACATTAGTATCTGGTTTTGGTGGTATAAGCACTCCTTCAAATCCCACATCAATACAATATTGGAAAGATGCGAATAACGTTGTGTGGAAAGTAACAATAGGCACTGATGGAATATTTCAATCACAATCAATTTAAAAAATGATTATACAAATAGAATTATCGAACGCAAACGAACTAGATTTATTATGTGGCTCGGAATTATTACCTGCTCAATCTTCACTTGGCAAACCGATAAAGATTTCGACTAACCAAATATTAGAGTTTATTAAATCTAGCCCAATAAACTCCTTTAAAATGATTACAAGCGGAACTAACGCAGATCAAGTATTGATAACTTTAACAGACGATTTTACATTCCAATTCACAAAAATTTAACATGAAAAAAATACTCTTACTATTATCAATCGTTTTCGTTACGGCTACGACTTTTGGACAGGCTACCGGATATGTATTACCCAACTTTGCAAGCTCTGGAAGCATTGGCACAGCGTCCACAACAGTTGATGTGTACTCACGTATTAACATTAATCAAACAACCCCTTCAATTACTTTATCCATTCCAAATCCAACAAATACGAGCACTAAAGTTACTGAGGTGTGGGTTGGTAATATTGGTACAGTATCATTTTCTCTTGCTCATTGTGGAGTGATAGATACGGCAACATGTGTCATATTAAAATGGACAGGGAGCAATTATTCAGTTATCGGCCGAAAGGCTGTTACGTCTGGATCGGGAACAGTAACAAGCGTATCAATAGTTTCCGCTAATGGAGTAAGTGGAGCTGTATCAAATCCAACAACAACACCAGCGGTTACCTTATCGCTAGGTGCAATAACACCAACAAGCGTAGTAGCTTCAGGAGCCATTTCAGGATCTAATATTTCAGGAACAAATACTGGCGATCAAACAAACATAACGGGTAACGCAGGAACAGTAACTACCAATGCTAATTTAACGGGTGACGTAACAAGTGTAGGTAATGCAACAACGCTTTCAACAACATCGGTAACAGCAGGCAGTTACACTAATACTAATATAACAGTCGATTCTAAAGGCAGACTAACAAGTGCATCGAACGGCACAGGTGGCGGAGGTGCTCCAACAGGCGCAGCAGGCGGCGACTTAGCAGGCACATACCCAAATCCAACGGTTGCCGGCCAAGTTGTAAAATCGGTTGTACTGAATACTCCGAACGTTATATTCGCTAATCCCGTAACATTTACAACTGCTACCAATACAGCAACGGGAACACTTGCATTAAATGCACAGGCTGCAAAGACAGTTCTTGCAGGCCCTTCAACAGGATCGACAGCAACGCCAACATTTAGGGTGTTAGTTCCAAATGATATTCCTACACCACAATCATTGGGAACATTGTTTTCTTTATCTGGCGCACAATGGAATAGTGCAACAATACCAACCACATTTACAAAAGTTGGATCTGGAACATATACTTTCGGTTCGAACAAGCTTGTTATTTCTGCTGGCTCAGGATCGTTCACAGACTACGTTTACTATACATCATATCAATCTAATTTAAATGATGTTAGTGTTAAGATGGTATATACTCTTGACAATGCTAACACGATGGGAACTGGAATCACTGTTTCTAAAATAGGAGGAACAGTG